CAGAAAAAATCATAAAATTTTACAAAGAAACGAATTCCTTAAAGTTCACTCACGGCAGGTTTAAAATTCACGGGTATTCTTTTTTGGGTATTAGGAATATCATCGCTAAGGCTGGACTTTTAAAGAAGCCCGGCAGATTTCACGGATCGGAAAACAAAGATCAGCTCATTGAGGATAAAAGCAGGGAGTTTCGTTATTTGACGGATAAGGATTTAAATTTTGAGAATGAAATTAAAAGAAAATTATTTTGAAAATGAAGTCCACAAAAAGGAAAAATCATAAATGGAATATAATTAATAAGGCGGGGGACAAAGCTTGTTTATTGTGTGGGTCAAAAATTAATTTTACTACTGGGAAAGTGAAGTATGTGGAAAGAGATGAATATGGGATACTTGATGCGGTTAATTGGTATCCGAGATGTATTCCTCCAAAAAATCTTAAAATAGATAAAGAATGAAAAACACACAATACGCAAAATGCATTATCTCACACGGGGATTTCCGTTTAAACAATCTGTATGAGGTTGTAAACATTACGGATTACACGATTGAGGTTAAGGTTAAAGATAAGCAGGTGATTACTAAGAAAAATAACTTCCAGATCGTTCCGTGCATATTTAATTCAGATAAAAATGAAAACTCCAAATGAAACAAATTAAAAAAGGTCAAATCTATACTTGTAAAAATTCAAACGGGTATTATGAAATAATACAAGTCGTAAAAATTATGGGAATGATTGAAAATATTGTAATGAGAAATATTAATAATAAAGCTGATAACGGTTTTGACGTTTCAGAATATGAATTTGAAAGAGATTATAAACTATTAAACTAAAACAAAAATTATGGCTGAACAAAAATTAACATTGGAACATTTATTTGATAAGAGTTTAGTTGTTGCTGAAAATTTGAGGTTAGATTTTATCAAGTCCCCTCATACTGAACCTCAATTACTAATAAATAAGAAATTTTCTGAGTTCAAAGACATTCAAAAATCTTTTTTAAAACAAATTAGAGATGAGCTACTAATTGATGTATCAAGAACAAATTTAGCTTTAACGGCAATAAACAACAGATTTAAAATGTATCTATCAGAATGAAACTACTCTGTGAAAACTGCAAACAGGAATTTAAAGTTAAAAGAACAGTTCAGCAGAATAAATATTTGCACAAAGTATTTTCAATCATTGCTGAACATACCGGGTATGGTCTTAACGAGGTCAAAGTATTAATGAAACATGAATTTGGACTTTACGAGGAAATCAAAAATAAAAAAACGGGAGAAATATTAATCAATTATCTTTCAACGGCAGATTTATCAAAAAAGGAATTTGCTGAGTTCACTGAAAAGGTTATCAACTTTGCGGGATCGCATGGATTGAATATCCAAACGCCGGAGCAATATTTTGAAACTTAACTTAAAATAAAATCATGTTAAAAGAATTTAAATGTTATACTTTGATTTGTGATAATTGTGGAATTGATTTAAATGAGAATAGCGAGGTATCTTGTTGGACTGATAAGTTAGTTAATTATGACATTGCAGAGGATTCGAATTGGATTACTGAGGAAGATAAATATTATTGCCCCGATTGTTATAAATACTATGATGATGAGTCGTATAAAATAATCATTGACGTATCAAGAAAAAATAAATACAAAGAATAAACTTTTCCCGTCCTCAAAAAAACTCAAGGCGGTTAAGCCGATAAAAATGTTCTTTCTTTAAATTAACATTAATTATTAAATTGGAAGATAAATTAGTGTGGTATGTTATACTGAAGTGAGGGCGGGGATATTTTAAAACTTAAACTAAAAACATTATGACAATCAAAAATTTAACTAACGAAATCTTTGAAAAGTCATTCAATAGAGATTCACTTGAAAGACTTTTGACAAAGGAAACAAAAAGGAAAGTTGAGTTTGCTTTAAGATTCCCAATACTTAAACCGACAGGAGATGTTATTCAAGAAACTTTAAAATCAGATTAATTAACTTAAAATAAAAAACTATGGAATTTACAAAAGAACAAAAAGAGATTATAGAAGAAATGTACAATCTTCAATTATCAGGATCGGTATTTGGAGCAAGGATTAAAAAAGCGTTTCCCGAAGTTCTAAAACCCAAACGGAAAAAGATTTTCCTTGAGGTTGAATCAGATTATGCTTATACGGATGATGATATTCGTGGGACTATGATTAATCGTTACAATTGTCATGATATCAAAGTCACAGAACTTCCCGAAGTGTTCACACGGGAAGATATAAAAGATTTGCGAAATCATATTTACAATGATGAGGGGAGTATAGATGATATTATTGATGATTGGCTTTCCGAAAGAACCATGAACCTTAACAAAAAATAAATTGCAATTGAAATACATTAAATCTATTTTTGCTTAACTGTTAAAAACAGTCTATGACAGATACTTATGTGACATATCACATTGAAACAAATACTTCAGTAATTGACTTTGAAAGTAATATTCCGGTTACAATGTTGCAGGACTTTCTTGTCAAGGAAGATAACAGGTTCAATCTGAAAAGATTTACTGAGTATGTTCATTCTTATAAGCACGTTAAAAATTATTTTATAAACATTCTATGAGAACAGAATTAAAAGATTCTGAAAATAATATTATTGGATTTGCTAATATTAATTTTGACGGGCTTCATCTTATTGTTGAAACTCAAAGTGTAAAATTTGATAAATGCAATTTGGATGATACTGTTATTGAATTCAGGTATTACAAACCTACTATTTGGCAAAGAATTAAAAACTACTATGAGAAAATCCTTTAAACTTAACGATAAAGATTATCTCGGATATGCGGAGAATCTTGTATCAAAAAAACCTAAGAAGTCAAAATACAGAGGGAAATCAAACCAGACCTTGAAAAACAAGAATAACAATATTTATAAAAGTTGTTCGGATGAGGCAACTTACAGGAATTTAATGAAATATGAATTTTATTTATGAAGTGGAATCTAAAAAAAATTAAAGTAAGTGATTTAAAAGAAAATCCAAAGAATCCCCGTAAGTTGACAGAAAAGGGATTGAAGGACTTAGAAAAGTCTATTACAAAATTCGGAGTTGCTGAGCCGTTAGTATGCAATACTGATTTTATAATCTGTGGGGGACACGGCAGAAAAAAGATTCTTGAAAGATTAAACATTAAAGAAGTTGATTGTTATTTCCCCGAAAAGAAACTTACCGAAAAACAATTCGATGAACTCGGAATAAGATTAAATAAAAATATAGCGGGTGAATTTGACTTTGAGATCCTCGCTAATGAGTTTGAAGTTGATGAACTGCTTGAATGGGGATTTGAGGAGTTTGAGTTAGGAGTTGGAGAAAAGTTTAATGCAGTTGAATCAGATGAAAGATTAGACGAAAAGAAAAAAATAAAATGTCCGGAGTGTGGTAATGAATTTGAAAGTTGATTATTGCTCTTTTGATGCTTGTAAGTATGCTGTTAAACATTGGCATTATTCAAAATGTTTGCCCACAGGGAAATTATTAAAATATGGTGTGTGGGAAGATGAAAAATTTATCGGTTGTATAATATTTTCAAGAGGTGCAAACAATAATTTACTGAAACCTTATAATTTGAAAATTACCGAGGGATGTGAATTAACAAGAATAGCTTTGAATAAACATAAAACAGAACTTACCAAAATATTAAAAATTGCAATTGCGATTTTAAAGAAAGATAATCCTAAATTAAAATTAATACTTAGCTTTGCTGATAATCGTCAGAATCATTTAGGAATTATATATCAGGCGAGTAATTGGATTTATAGCGGGAGTTTTCAAACTACAAAAGATTATTTTATTAATAATCAGTGGAGACACCAAAGGTATATTTCAGCAATGAATTTAGGTAAAAGAGCATATAAGTTAAAAGAGTTTAAAACAAGAGACGGGGGTGTAAGATTCAGATATTTATATCCACTTACAAAAGAAATGCGAAAAGAAATTTTAAAATTAGCAAAACCATATCCCAAAAGTATATGCGGCAGTAGTGTCAATGGTAGCACGTCAGCTTTCCAAGTTGAAGGAAATGTTCAAATCAATTCTGCCGCTCTATGAACAAAGCAAAAAAACACGGTGTAGCAAATAACAAGAACGCATTGAAAGATATTAACCCGGAAGATGTCAGAAAGTTAGCCGAGAAATTTTGGAATAAATCCGAAATAGCTGCTTTTTTAAATTGTCATGTAGATACTATCACAAACCGATTTCAAGAAATCTATCTAAAAGGGCGTGAAAATGGAAAAGCAAAGCTGAGGGATATACAATTAAGGGCGGCAATGTCCGGGAATGTATCAATGCTAATATGGTTAGGGAAACAATATCTCGGGCAATCGGATAAACAGGAATCTGAAGTTAATATACCAGAGAAGATTATAATTAAACTTCCATCTGAATTTGGAGATTGAATTTAGCAAAGAAATCTTCAATGAAGTTTACATACCTGCTTTTAATTTCAAAGGCAGGTATTTACATTTATACGGATCAGCCGGAAGCGGTAAGTCTGAGTTCGCAGCTGCAAAGTTATTGATAAGAATAATGTCTGAAGAATCTCACAGGATATTGTATTACCGTAAAGTTGCAAAGACTATCAGAGGTTCGCAGTTTCAGTTATTCAAAGATATTATTTCAAGGTGGGATTATATGGGTTTGACTGTTAATTATCATTTGTCAGATTTATTCAAGATAAATAAAACTGATATGGAAATAGTTTACAAACCTAACGGGAATCAGTTAGTAAGTTCTGGGCTTGATGACGTTGAGAAGCTCAAGAGTATTACCGGGATAACGGGGACATGGGGGGAAGAGGCAACGGAAATACTTGAGGATGACTTTGGGCAAATGGATTTAAGAGTAAGGGGAGAAACAATTAATTATAAACAACATATTCTTACATACAATCCTATCAATGACGAACACTGGATTAAATTAAAGATATTCGATAAGATAAAATGAACCGTCTCAAAACATACGAGTTAAAAATTAATGGCGATGAAAATTATTACAGTGAATGTGATTACGATAAAGCAACATTAGGAATTATTCAAACGACTTACAAAGATAATAATTTCATAGATGACGAATATAAACAGATACTAAGAAATTTAGAGAATGAAAACGATTATATGTATTCCGTCTATGCATTAGGTCAATGGACTGCTTTAAAAGTTTCGGGCAGGATTTACAAAAAGTTTACCGATGAAAATATAATTCAATACAAATACAATCACGAAAAAATTATAAATGTTTGCTGTGATTTCAACTATGACCCTATGAAGTGGGTTTTAGTGCAGGAAGATTTAACGGATGATGTTTGTTTTGATGAGATTGTTCAGGAAGACACTGACACGGAATCAATGTGCAATGAATTACTTTTAAAATATCCGTTAGGGAAGTTCCACATTTACGGGGATTACTCCGGGACATTCCGAAGCACTCGCAGACGGTCAACTGATTATGACATTATCAGAAACACTTTGAATATTAAACAGGAAAGTATATTTGTAAAACCTAATCCGTTAGTAACTATCAGAACCAACATTGTAAATTGGCGTTTAAGGAATAACAAGGGGATAAGGAAATTATTTGTAACTGCTAATTGTGAACACTTGATAAAAGACTTTAGGCGGGTAGTTTGGGAAAAGAATAAAAAGATTGAAGATCAGAAAACCAATTCAGATTTAACTCACATAAGTTCAGCGTTAGGGTATTATCTGAATTATAAATACACATTGAAAGAATTAATACCGGGTAAAGTATCAAGAGTATATTAAAATAAACTAAAAATTACTATGAGTAAAACATATTTTGTCAGTTATCTAAATCTTACTTGGACTACTCATCCAGACTACCCTAAAACAATTATCTATACAGGTAATATACATTCAACAGCAGACTTAATATTTTTATACAAGTCAATAATGATTGAAGATAAAGAAGTTAAAAAGATTGAAGATATTTATATCAAAACGATTAATGTGATTTAATGCAATTTTCTACTTTACATTTAAATTTTATTTTATGTAAATTTGCAACTATGAAAAAGACTGTTAATAACATTGAATCAAAATAATCATTATGACAGGTAATTTTTTTACGGAGTTGATGTTAGGTTATCAAAGGATGAACGCCATTTCAGAAATTGAAAGGAAAGCAATTCATCAGTCATTCGCAGCGTTTTACAATAATGATTATTTACTAATCAATGATATTTTAAAACGTCAAACCTTAAACAATCCCTTTTCACAGGCAACACTTGACAAGATAAGTTTTCAGCATTTAGACGTAACTTCAAAAATAATAAGCAGATTAACTTCCGGGATATATACCAATCAGCCGTTAAGAGAATTACTTATCGGTGAGAAACAGGATGAAAACTTACAGGCGTTACTTAATCAGATCCGTTATAATGCAAAAGTTAAAGACGCATTTAAGAAAGCAGTTTATTTTAATCTTGTTGTGGTTCAGCCTGTATGGGATGCACAGGTAAATAAATTACGTTTAGATGTAATAACGCCGGATAACTTTGAAGTTGAAACTAAAGATGACTTTTTACAGATTGAACGGATTAAGGTTTGTAAAGCAAGACCCGATGGCACGATATATTATTCTGTGTGGAGTGAAACCGAACATTACATAATTGACGGTGAAAACAAGATTGCTCCCCCGAACAATGATAACGGCATTAATCCATTTGGAAAGATTCCATTTGTGATATTGAGGATTGAGGATGGATTAGATTTCTACGGTGAACCGAATTGGAATATATTTTTACATCAGAAAAATTTTGATATTCGTTACACTGATCTCAACGAATCAGAGCTGAGAACTGTAATGGGAATCTGGCACGGGATTAATACTAAGTTTGATAAGAACCAATCATTCGCAGCGGGTCAATTGTTACAGTCATATTCAACTGAAGGTGAACCCGTATCTCTTGAGAGTATCACACAGAATATTGATTATGTTTCAGTCCGTGAAAATATTGATTGGAAGAATAAACTTGTTATGATGTCAGAGGGCTTATCTTCACAGTCCAGCGATACGGAAGTATCAAATGAAAGCGGTGTAAAGAGGGCAATGGATGAAGTCGAATTACAGGAAAAGCGGAATGATTACAAGGAAATTTTATACAACTTTGAGATTGAACTTTTGGAAATGATACGATTAGTAAATAATAAATACAGTCCTACGAAGTTAAATGATAAGGGAATATTCGAAGTAACTTTTTCAGAGGAAAAGGAAACTGAAAATATAAATGATAAGATTGCAAGGCGTCAAATGGAAAAGGAAATCGGATATTATGATGAAATAGATTTTACAATGCAGGATTTAGAGATAGATTATAACGATGCTGTACAAGTATTACAGGAACGCAAAAAAAGAATGTCTGAATTAGGACTTCAAGAAAATGAAGTTAATAATCCCGGTGATGAAACGAATGATGAAAACAATTCCGGGATTAATTCTTAAATTTAATTTGCAATTTAATTATAAATAAATTATTTTTGAATGGTTGTTAATGACAGTGAAATAAATTTTAACAGTGTGTCAATTGAAACTGCAAAGGTAATGAATAAGATTGAAAGTCATATTGAATTGATTAAGAGTAAGTCCGGTTACGGTTCTGTCACAATTGGAATTTATGATAAGAAAGTTTCAAATATTAAAGCTACTATATCAGAGGATTTAATAACAAAAGTAAGATGAATTACCCCGAATTTATTGCAATGTGTTTTTTGAGTTTGTTATTAGGTTACATTCTGGGTCGGTTACACAAATAGTTTTTTTACATAGGCAATTTTAAAAATCTACTAATTATTAGGGGTTTACTTCCAAATGGAATTTTGGAAGTGAATCCCTTTTTTATTTTATAAATCAAATATCCCGGACGGGATTAACTCGGATGAGTTCAGAATTAGAAACACAAACAGAAACACAGCCGGAAGTAAAACAAGAAAAGGTTTACCCGGAATCAGTTGTAAAGGATTTAATTGCTCAGAGAGATTCTTTGAAATCTTATAAAACGAAAGTTGAAGAGTATGAGCAAATGATTAAAGAAGCACAGGATGAAAAGCTAAAAGAAAATGAAGATTATAAAACTTTGTTGGATAACAAAGAAAAAGATTTAGCTGAATTAAAATCTGCATTGGATAATGCAAAGCAGTATGAAACAAAATACGTTGAGTTGGATAACTCAATCAGATCGAATTTACTCGGTCAATTGCCGGAGGAGTTAAAAGAAGTTGCAGAAGAATTATCAACGGTCAAACTTCAGAAGTTTGTAGAGTTGCATAAAAAGGAAACTCCGGGAATGGATGCGGGTAAGTCTGGGAAACAGAAAATAAATATTGAGGGTAAGAAATGGGATGACTTTTCATCGGATGATTTAAAGGTTTTAAAGGAATCAGATTTCAATTCATATTCTCAAATGTATAAGCAGAGGTACGGGATTAACCCGTCAAAATAATAATTTTAAAATGAGGATATAAAATAAATGGCAGCAACAGTATTAACAGATATAGATTTTAATTCTTCCACTTGGAAGGATGTAGTTGCAGGAGAATTTACACAGCGACTTGGATTTTTAACAGGTGGTGCATTGGTTGAAGCTCCGGACAATATGATCGGCGGGAATGACAAAGGTTATACAACTACTTTCACAGCCTGGGATACTTTGACAGGTGATGCAGATACAATTACAGGTTCATATACTACAACTGTAAATTCATTTGGAACATGGAAAGATATTTGTGTATGGACTGAGAAAGAAAAAGCATGGGGTCAGGAACAGATAGTAAATGTAGTTACAGGAAATGACGGAATGAATGAAGTTGCAAGACAAATTGCCGAGTATGTTGCGGGTCAAGTTCATGCACAGGCGATGAGCGTTTTATCCGGTGTGTTCAGTGTTGAGTTGGGAACTACGCACAGCACGGGAACAGATTATACAGGCTCAACAATTGACGGTGCGGGTGTTTTAGCTGCAAAGTTGAAACTTGGTGATAATCAGGATATGTTAAAGATTGCTTTAATGAACTCAAAAGTTCATAATGACGCAGTTGCAAACGGAACTATTACAAGTCCGATTCAAGGCGTTTCTAATGAGATGTTTAGAAGCGGAAATCTTGGAAATCTTTACGGGATGATTCCGGTACAAACTGATAAACTAACTGCAACAAGTTCGATTTATCCGTCTTACTTCTGTGCTCCGGGTGCAATGGTTTACAAGTTAAGACCTCGATCAGCTTCTTCACAAACTAACGGGAACTTAACACAGATCAGTGTAAATGGTTTTAATATTGAACTTGAAAGACACAGAGTTGCATTGACTAACGGCGGACAGGATGTATTAATCGTAAGGTGGTCATCCACTGCTCACGTTCTGGGAGTTCAGTATGACGGATCGGGGACAGCTACAAATCCGACTAACGCTCAATTAGCTACAGCGGCTAACTGGACAAAAGTTGCTCCGGACGATAAATTAATCAGAATAGTTGAATTAAAAACTTTATAAGAAAGGGAAAATCAGAGAATGAATAAAGTAACAAAATATATTTATAACGTATCAAAGTTCTTGGCAGTGTTCATTGTAGGGGTTGTAATTTGGTATTCTACAATGGGGGTCGGGGATTATGCAAAATACATAATTAACGATGATGCTGTAACAACTACAAATGACACTCTTGTCAGTTCTTGGATTCCCTTGAACGGAGCAACTAACGTTGCTATTTATTATGGGGTTACGGATTCATGTTGGGTAAATGGAAAGTTTGAATATAGATACGGGGGAATGCAACAAGTGAGTTCCGGAGTTACTGATACACTTTCAGCGGATTCGCAGGGATCAGCAACAAGTGTTAGTAAGGGTAAAATATTACAGGGCTTCGGATTAGCTACTTCATTGATACCGGGAGCTAATCAGGTAAGGATAACCTTGATAAGACGAGCTGGATCGGGTACGACTTCTTCCGTTAAATGTGCCATAGTCTACGGAGATTAAATAAAATAATAATATAATGTCAAAGGCAAAAGAAGAAGTAAAGGAAATAAAAGAAGTAAAGGAAGTAAAACAAAAGTATGCTTTAAGTTCGGCAATATTAAGGCAGGGATACGAAGCAACGATTGACGGCAGACATTTTAAAATAGGATTTGATGTAAACTTTGCAGGTCAAAGACAGGATGAATTTGCTTCAGTGATGAAACAGATTGAGAACCCGGAAAGAGGCGGGGGGGTGAAATGGAAATCAACGGGAGTTTATACTCTTGAAGATTTATCTGATTCACAGCTTTGGCAGTTGGCTCATGCAAAAGTTATTTCAATGAACAAAGAACAGGATAAGATATTTATGGAAAAGTTTTATAAAAAATAATTTACTTTAAAAAGGATTAATTTGAAAAGACTAACTAAGTGAGGTTATATTTATTTAGTTAGTCTTTCTTATTTCAAAACGAATCATGTTAAGAAACTTAATAGATGAAACATATTTAAGAGGTTATGCAGCGAAGTTATCCGCTTTGCTTTATACGGATGAAACCGATTGGAGCGAACAGAAAAAGAAAGCTACTACAAGGGTCTTAAATGCTTTATCGCAAAGTTATAATCTAAGGGACTTAATGCCGGAGGTATATTTAAGAAGTTCCGGTGATTCGATTTCTACGGCCGAAACAGGTGAGGGTATTGAGGATGAAATGAACCGTATGAGATTAGTCATTGACAATATTACTAATACTGTTTCCTCTAAGGTTTTAACTTTGCAGGGTTCGGAAGATAACACAACTTTCTATGATATTGATACTGTAACTGTTACAACTTCAGATACATTAGTTTCGTTTGAGTTCTATTACCCATATAAATATTACAGGATTAATTCAGCGGTAACAACGGGAGTGATTGATTTCCGGGCTTATCTTGTTGAAACAATCTATGATGAACTCTTTGCGTGTATGTGGTTGTATTTTATTTTCATGGATATTATGAAACAAGAGGGAGATCAATACGATTTGAAAGCTAAAGAATTTTACAGGTTGTATGAATCCTTAATGAATGAAACTAAAAGATATTTAGATACTGATAATGACGGTGATGTTGATGAAACAAGTCAGAATAATTCTATAACGATGTTGAAATGATCTTACACTTAATTCAATCTTACATAGAATCTAAACAGGATGTATTAAATAATTATTTAGGTTCATCCGTTCAGCTAAAACAGATACAAACTGAGCTGGATTTGGATTTGATAGGCAATTCAGAATCATTCATACATTATCAGTTATATATAAGCGGGATTGACAAAGGCAATACAGAAAATCAAAGATTAAGAAATGTATCAGTAAGATTAGGATTTGTTTTTTTAATTGCTAACAAAAATAATACAGTTTATAAAAAAATATTTGACAGATACATATACGGATTATTCAGGATATTTTCAGATAAAGAAAATTCCACTTATGAAGATACTGATATTTCAAATTCATTAAGAATAAATAATCTTTCAAATTTACAAATCAGTAACGCTGATAATTTTGAGAATGAATATTACAGACCGTCAATGGAATTTGATTTACAGGTAATTGATAAATATAAAACTTCACAAACAATTTTAAATTCAGAGAACGTTTAAATGATAGTAGTAAATTTAGAAAAATACGCTGAGGAATATTACTACAAGCAGCCTGCTAATAGTCCTTCGGCTGATTCGCCGGATAACATAACTCACGCAAGATTATATTACGGCACATTTGCGGGGAATGATTATTTACAGGGTGATTTTGTAAGTGATAATAATTCAACAGTTGAATTTGATAATTCAAGTCTTGGCGATGCCTTGTTTAAATTATTTGTTTCAACTGACGGAACGACTTATACGGAATTAAAGACATACGGCGGTACAACGGGGCGGGATGAGTTTAGTGCGGGTATGGTTTTAGACCCGGCCGATTATGAAGATTATGAGATTCCTACAAAAGTAACTGTAACGGGAGTTGAACAGTTCTTACCAAAGACTTTAACCGAGATAGTTGAAGCGGGGACTTTGTCAATGAATGATTATTATTTTGTGAGGGGAAGATTGATTCAAGATAATTCTGTTTATTCCGGCCGTCCTTTCTTTGGCAGTATAGCAGTCAATGTGGACACGGGAGCATTAGTTGGAAGTTCGCAAAGTTATTATACTAATGCAGCAAGTAATCTTGTAAATACTATTTCAAATTATATTTACAGAACGGGCAGTGCAAAGGTTACAACGGGAGTTTATTATTTGCAGTCCACAGTTGGATCAACAGGGCCGACTGCGGTTAATGGTTTTATAACAGCATTAGACGGTACAAGTTTTAAATATAAATTTGAGAGTTCTGTATTCCCTGTTTATGGAAGCAGAACAATAACGGGAAGTCACACAAACGAATTAACTATATCCCATATTCAAAGGGCAAGTGCAACAAGAATCAGAATAAAAATAACGGGAGTTAGTACCGGGAACTATTCGGAGTATGCGGGTGAAGTCGGCAATCAATGGACTATCGATAATTTAGTATCAGATATATCTCCGCTCCCAGACGGGTTATATACCATAACAGCAGTAGATTCTGTTTCAGTCGGGTATATTGAATTTGATTGTAATTCAGCAAGTGGAACGGGTACAATGGTTGCAGCTACGGGAAGCGTATATTTAACAGATGATACAATCTTATATGGAGAAACTTATGTGCCGGGATTGGTCGGATATGTTGTATTAGATGTTGAAGATAATCCTTTAACATATTACGGGACAGGAAAACTTTTAATTAAGACTTACAACACTTCATGGGTGTTGACTGATAACATTTTATCGTATGGTTGTACATTAACTTTTAAAGCATATAAAGTAGGATAATAAAATGAAAATACTTTATTGTTTTTCAACTACGGAAGCGGGTGAACCGGAAGCGGTCGATCAGTTCGTTGCAGGTTATGAATTGAACGGGGCTACGTGGACGGGAACAATGACAGTATTAGAGAATGTGGCTACGGATGACATTGATAATGATTTTGTTCAAACCTATTTCAATCAAGGATATGAAATGCTTTTAAGGAATACTGCTTTGAATGGTTCTAATCTTGATACTTATACTTATGCTCTTGAAAATGGAATGTTGTTAGTTGTTCCCGTTGGTGATAATGCTTTCGTTGATATAAGAAATACAAACTATTCATACTTTGGGAATAAATATTCGGTGATAACCTGCGGGGCGGGATTGAACGGAACTAATCAAACTTCTTATCCTTGTTTTTTCTTTGACGCAGACCCGTCAGACGTATTAGGCGGAGTTCCTTATCAAAGTTATTCAGTCCCTTACATTGCAGGGAAGATGTGCTATATCAAAGAACAGCGGGGCGGGGATTGGCAGGATACTATCGGGGCTTGTATCTTAACGGCAAGTGAAGGCGGTGTATTCGATGAGGTTAACGGGTACGGGATTATAGACGTAACGGCTGCGAGTGATGTATTGATAGATACTGATTTAGAAATTCCGGTGTTAGTTGGAACTGAAACAAGTGCGGGTAACTTTCAATTGACTTGGAATGAAATTCCTTTTGCTAAGGAGTACGAAGTTTATAGAGGAGGGGTGTTACTTGCTACTGTAACGGCACAACTTACGATTTATGCGGATACTTTGGCAAGACAAAGCAAAGGAAAGAAAAACCATTACAGAGTCAGAGCAAAGAACGGCAGTGTATATTCAGAGTTCAGCAATATAGTCGAATACGATTATTATTATAATTCGGGAATCTTACAAAAAGTATATGCATAAAGTAGAAGCGGGGTTATTGTTTTGTAAAATAGAAACTAAGGAGTCCGGTGATGAATTTGCTGAGTGGATTCCGGCAAGAGCGGGGATTGAATTGGATGTCATTACAGCATTTTATGAAATAGAAAATAATCTTACTAAGGTCATAACTTGCGACGGTGATATTTACTGCATACATATTCCGTTTGATAAGTTTACAGAAATAATAATTAAACATAGAATTTCATTTACGAGGGTAAATAATTGAATATTTCAGCGTGTATAATTACGAATAACAATCCGCAGGTATTAAAGGCGATTGAATCCGTTTATGATTCTGTGGATGAGATTATATTAGTTCATACTACTGAAAACGGCAATATTAAATTCCCTAAAGAATGGACCAAGGTTAAAAATTTCTTTTTCAAATGGAATGATTCGTTCAGTGATGCAAGGAATTATTCAATAAGTAAAGCAACGGGGGACTGGATTTTAATAATTGATTCGGATGAGGTAATGACTGCACATGTCAAATACTTAGATTCCAAATATGATATTTACTTAGTCCAAATATTCAACGGTGACTTACCTTATTGGAATGCAAGAATATTTAAGAATGACAGTAAAATAATTTATAAATACAAACTGCATGAATCAGTTGAATATCTGATTACAAAAGAAAATACTTCATTAGTGAATGATCTTACTTTTGTTCATTCCGGGTGTCAGATTTCAGGACAAGAATTAATAGACAAGGTAAACAGAAATTTAAGAATTATGCTTACCGATTTTGAAAACCCGGTAAGAAATTTTCATTTAGGATTATACTATCAGTTCAAAGAAGATTATAAAACTTCAATTGAATATTTCTTAAAAGTCTTAAATGATAATGTAAACAATGAGTATAAGGCGTTAGCTTGTAACAATGCTTTCAAATGTTTTTTAAAATTGGGTTCGGTTCAAATAGACTTACTCAGGCAGTCATTAGAGTATTTCCCGGAACAGAGATTCGCAAGGGTTGAATTAGTTTCCTGTATGATTGGAAGTTTCAAAAAGGAATATGATAAAACTTTAAAAGACTTGATAATTACCGAGATAGAAAAAATAAAAACAATAGATTCAAAATTAAATAATGATTTACAAATTAATATTCATTTACTAAATGAAAAACAAAAGGAGATACAACAATGGCTTTAACAGTTAAACCGGATGCAATCCCTTCGGATGACATAGGCGGTGAGATAGTATTGGTTGAATGTGATAATACTACTTATGCTCCTTCAGCTCCTTCGGCGGGGACTACGGCAGTAGATATAAAGGATATTGCTTTATCAGACATTAATCATACTGCAAATAAGACGGAAAAGAAAAACGAAAAACAAGAAGTAAGAAAAGTTACTAATACCTACGGGATAACAACTACGGGAATGGTAATGCAGGGAGATAAGGGTACTCTTGATTATTTTGCTTCTTATGTCAAGAACAAAACATTCTGGCAGTTCAAGAAAACAGGTCCGGTGGATGACTTGGATCAGTGGCACGTTTCAATCGGTCAGGTTACTCCGCAAATCAAGATAAGCAGAGGGCAGAATGATACAAATACTCCGTATGAATTTATTTCAATTATTCCTCAGACGGCAGTAACAATGACAGCAACATTTTTAGCAACGCTGATTGCAGCGTTATCATTGACAGATTTTCCAAATACTGCAATTACAATTCCGGTAAATGACGGATATTCAATACAGGAGGGCTCGTTTTAATGGCTGAAGAAAAGAAAAGCAACACTGTAAAAATAAGGATTACAGAGGGCAAAGGTTGGCAGTTAATGTCTGAACATTTCCCGTGTGGTAAAGTTATTGAAGTTGATATTCAGAATTATGAATCAATGAAAAATCATGTTAAACACGAAGTAGTTAAATGAGTGAGTTTAAATATGAATATAACGGGAATACTTACACACTAAAACCGGATGTATTGGAGTTATACCGGGACGGGATAGATTTAATTTCAGCTCGTAAGAAGTTAATCTATGAGGCAACTCATAAGATAGACAGGAACGTAATTCTAAGATACGAAAAAGATTTAAAGGAACTGAATAAAAAGAAATTCTTACTCAGTAAAAAAAGTAAAGATGTTTCTGAAATTGAAAAGCAGATTGAAGAGCTTGAGTATAAGTATGAAACAGATTCCGAAGTCCAATCCGTTAATCTATTTGTTACGGGGTGCATTGAGGATGCAATGTTAAGATTAATACTTGATAAGGAATTAATGACAAGGATAATACCGAAGTTGATAGACGGGGATAGCTCAACATTTAATTTCAAAGATTTTTCATTCATAGAAAAAGTAGTTGCGAAAGTAGTCAATGATTTTTTTTTCGTTATGACACAGAACAGAAATACGTAGCAATATTAGTTAAGAATTTCCCGGCTGCATTTATATCAGATGAAAAAGTTTTACCGATGTTTCAAGTTCCTACACAAATGTTATACGAAAAAATGATACACGAACTAAGCAAAATGTACGGTCAATGTAAATATTATGTGGCTAAGAATTACAGGGAAACTGATTTCTGGGAAATGCTTTGCTTTGAGAATCTTGAGGGGGCTAAAATGAAATATAATTCTAATAAAAAAAAGTGAGTAAGAAACCTTTACAGATAAAAATATCAACTACTGGAAATCTTTTTAAGGTCAAAGGTGATAATGTTTCTATTTCTAATTCCTTTGAAAAAAGATTGACTGATAAGACTTTGCTTAAAAAGGATTTAAAGCAAATTGCTTTTATGGTAAGGGATAAGATCACTGATAATATTCTTAATGCAAAGACATACAAGGGCGGTAATGTTGCAAGGTTAAAGCCGTCTACAATCAAACGTAAGGGACATTCAAGACCTTTGTTTGAAACGGGTAAATTAAGTCAGTCAGTAATTGTGAAGGATAGTGGTAATGCTGTAATAGTTCAAATGGCTAAGAAGAAATATGCAAAGAAAGATGTAACGACTGAAGAAGTTGCTAAATATTTAAATGAAGGCACTCCGAAAATGGTATCAAGACCTTTTTTCGGAATTACGCAAAAAGATTTAAATGCATTTGTGAAATCTGTAATGAAAGATTTTGTAAAAAAGAAACCGGGTTACGGATATAAACCGACTAAAACATTTGCAAATTTGCAGAATAGATAATGACTGAAGATGTAAAGATTAAAATATCGAGTGAGTTCAGCGAACAGGGTATAAACTCTTTAAAGAATAGTTTAAAAAGTGTTGATACTCAGGTTAAAACTACTAAACAATCCTTTGACCAGATGGGGATTGGATTACAAACTTTGGCTTCGGGGGCTATTACGGCTTTCATAGTTAAAGCTGTTAATATGGGAGCTGAACTGAATGTATTAAGAAGTAATTTCATCGGCTCAGCTAAGGATATAGAATTATTCCGTAAAGCTACGGCGGGAACAGTTGATGACGGGAGTCTGATTAAGTTAAGTAATTATGCAAGTGATTTAGGAGTTGCTTTGGAAGATCAGGCAAAATTATTTTCTTTGGCTGAGGATGCGGCTGATAAATACGGCGGGTCAGTTGAAAGTAATTTTGAAAGAGTAATTAATGCAAGTGATGGTTCTGCAAGGGGATTAAGGGCGGTAGGATTAAGCACAAAAGAATTTGAACAGGAACTTAATAAATTAGTTGCAACTACCGGGAAACATTTAGACGCTCTTGATGCAGAAGAACAGCAAAATTTAAGATTACAGGCAATATTTAATTTGACGGGTGTATCTATTCAATCCGTTAATGATAAGACTCAGGATACAAAGGATAAAATGGATTCGTTACAGGTTACTATAACGAATTTAACTTCACAGTTTGGCAGAGGATTAATTACAGGCTTTAATGATATGGCTTCCGGGCTTGATAGAGTTTCTAAATCGGCGGGATTAGCTTCAATCAATTTTGAGAGTTTTGCTTTCATATTAGGTAAGGCGGTTTTCTCTGCAACATTGCCGAACATGATTAATAACATAGGCGATGCAATTGATTATTTAACTACTAAACTAAAACAGTATAATCAAGCTGCGGAAAAAAGCACATTAATACCTCCGTTCCAATATCACGATGAAAGCACAATCCAATTTGACAGATACGGCAATCCAATAGCTCCGCAAGGCGTATTAGCAGAGAATACAAACTATACCGGAGGAAGAAATTTAGGTTACAATCCGCAAAGTATGAACGGCGGGAAAGGGACTGAAAAGGTTGCAAAGGATATTATAAAAGCTACATATGATAATTTACAAGATCAGATAATTTATTTATTCAAAGGTGGGACACGTTCAGCTTATGATATATTCAGTAAGAAAGTTCCTATTACTGCTATTGCTCAGGGAGTTGAGAGTAATTTATTAAGTTCAATTAATCCAATTGTACCGGAATCAAGGGACACATTACAAGACATTGAAACAGGATATTCTTTAATTGCACAATCAATGACGTTACTGAATATCGGAACAGATACTTTTGTGGGTAAATTAATGTCAGTATTTGGATTTGTAAATTCAGCGTTAAGTATTGGAAGTTCAATCATAAAGTTTGTTACTTCAATCATTCCCGGTGCAGGTGGCATGGGTGATTCAATCAGCGGGGGGAGTGTTGCACTTGATACAAACAGGTTAATCAATCAGAATATTTCTATGAGTTCATCTCCAGTAAATATTTATATGAGTTCAAATGTTTCTCAGAAATATTTTAAGGCACAAATAGAGGGTTATAACTCAATGAAACAATATACCAAAGTATGAGGATAGATTGTTTGAAATATGAATGGGCTAACGGAACGGAAGATATTGATATTAATTTCTTTTCTGATGTAACTCCTACATTTATAGAAACAATCGATCTATTCGATTACTACAAAGATGAAACAATGTCTGAAATCGAATATTCATTTGAGGATATTGATAGTGATAACACTCTATACGTTAAAACTTCAAATTTAAGTTTTGACTGCATTAATGACAATTTAGAAAACGGGACTTTATTATTTGATTTCTTCGAGGTCTATGAATCGAATAAATATTTGAAATGGAAACTGAATTATTATAATGACGATGATGAACTGATTTATTCTGGTATAATTTATAAAGACGGCGTTTCAATTGAATCGGTTGAGGATAAAATATTAAGAATAGTCTGCATAGGATACGAGAAAGAGTTTAAAGACTATTTTATCAATGTTGAATTAACTTCTGATAATTACGGGTGGTTTTCATCGGGATTTACGGGATTAGAATTTTCTACAGTTGCTGATATACTACGTTCTCAATTTTCTAATGTTAATTTTTCAATGAGTTTCCTGTATGATAAGTTATACTTAATGTGTAATAATCCTTATACATTCGCTCCGGCGACTGTTAGCGGAAATCAAGCATGGGAATTTGACGGAGCTCCTACTGATGTAATGCACTTAAAGACAGGTTATAATTGTTTTTTACAAGACCGGATTAATAAATTTACTTTTATCAGTTCATTATTAATTCCTATGGGTTGGATTTGGTATTATTATTTAGGCAGAATGATAATACAGGAAAGAGCTACAACGGATTATGATGTATTAGAAATTGATTGCCGGGAAACAGAAGTTTCACAATCGTTATCACATAGGTATAATCAGTTTCAGGTTGATGCTGTGATAATTTTAGCGGGGAGTTATTTTGACAATGGTCAAAATGTTACTAACTTTGGCACAAATGGATCAGCTTTTCACGTTCCTAACAATCGGGACTTAACAGGTCAAACAGCATTTTGCTATTCTAACGGGACAGAGGATTTAAATAAATCAAGACCCTTTAAACAATTGAGAGTGGTTAATAGCAATCAATATCAATTTAGGCACGATGGGGGTTATACATTTAGAAATGTTTTTCTTAGAGATGAATATAATGTAAATCTAAAAGAAATATTCTTGATTAGAAGAACAGCAGACCCTGTATATGAATACACGCAAAAAACATTTCCATATAGCGTTAATAAATCGGTAACACTTGTACCTTATGTTAATTCAAGAGATAATTCAGGCGGATTAGATATAAATAATAGAACAGCGGCAACGGGAGCATATTACGGGTGGGGTAATTTTTATTATGCTGCTAATTTACCTGTAACAAATTCAATGGCGTTTTATTCAGGGACAGTTGCGGATGGTGTTTTCCGAAGTGTAAACGGAGTTTACAGAAACTATGAAGCGTATTCTCAAACAGAAGAATTCACTAAGAACTTCAAGAAATTCTTAAAGACAAATGACGAGGTTATAATTGAAATACAAGTAAAGCAATTAATTACAAACCCTTTACAGACTATTCATTTAACAAATTATCAAGATGCTAATTTAGACGATAAATATTTCTCAATCATTAAATTAAGTTTTCATCCGATAGATGAAATTTCAACTTTAACTTTACAGATGATACAATGAGCGATTATATAAACGGTGCGAGTTATCCAAAAATAAGAATTACAGATTTAAACGATGCTCCTGTTACGGGTATAGATGAAATCAGTCTTGACTTATGCGGTGAGGGGGGATTAATAGAATCGTATGAGGAAAATTTTAAACGAATAACTTTAAGAAAAAATAAAAAGTTAATTGATTATGATTTCCAAGGGTCAAGAATAAGATTCACTTTAGATTATTCCAATTATATAAAATCTGATATGCTGTTCGTCATTGAACAGATATTCGCTTATAACGCTTTACCGGAATCATATAAATTATGGTTATATCCGAGAGCTGATAAATTAGGCAGGTTTTTTGAGGTGAGATTAGAAGACGGAAATTTTGATTTATCTCTTTTACCCCAAAGAGAAGGACACGCTTTACCAATAATTAAATTCATTACGGTAACGACTCAAAGCAAAAATTTTGTAACGTCAGACGTAGAAAGTTTTATGAATCCTTATTACATAGCAACTTAAATTTAAATAAATTATGGCAATAACATTTGCATTACCTGTTGGATTAGAAAATGTAGACGGCTCAATTAATGTTGATGAAACAGTCGCAAGTATAAATCTAAGAACGGGTGATTATTCAACGGCAGCATATAACGGGACATTGATAGATCACGGAGTATATCAATTCACTTCAGTCGAACCGGGAGAGTATAGAGTATATTCAAGCACTACTCACTTATCAATTTTCGGAATTATAAAAATAGGTGAACACAATGCAGTCTTAATGACGGGGACTCAGACGGTTGCAGGAGTCAAGACATTCAGCAATCAGATTGTATTAAGTGCGGGTGTTCAGACAGACACAATTTCAGAAAAGACTTCTACGGCAGGTGTAACTATTGACGGAGTTCTGATTAAAGATTCTCTTGATACTTCCGGGATTGTTGCTAAAACGGGAAATCAGACAATTGCCGGAACTAAGACTTTCACGAATGATATTAAGACAGATTATATTTACGAAGATACTGCAAATGCAGGGGTAACTTTCCCGGATGACCCTACAACAATAGGAACTCTTGTATTAACTCAGGCGGGTTCTAATTTTGCAATGGCGGGATATAAAATAACGGGGTTAAGTGATGCAACGACAAGCTCGGGAGCAGCTACATTAGGACAAGTTGAGGATTTAATAGATGCAGTTGAAGTAAGTCCCGGTCAGGTATCAAGCAATACAAGATATTTAATCCCGGCAGGAGTTCAGGAAACAAATAAAGTATATACTTCATGGGCGGCTTGTCAGGATAACGCAAGACAATATGCAGGGAATAATTGGAGGATTACAATTGAAATAAAAGGAGCGGGGGAAGGTAGTAATGATATAACTGTTACTAACGGGGCTATTTCCGGCAATGAAGATTTCAATTCTTATGTAAATGTAAAGGGTGATAATCAGAATATAAGATTAATAGTCGGAGATACGGCTTATGAAGTTTTAGCGGGGAAATCAATAATTGAGAATGTAACTATTTACGAATCCGCTCCCGGCTCAGCAGAACCAAGTTTCGAAAAATTCATATTCAAAGATGTTTACTTTGATTTTAATACTTTAAGTTTAAGTTTTATAGACTGTGAGTTTAGAGGTAACTGTTACGTTAAGAATGTAGGAACTATCTCTTTTGATGCTGACTGCATAGGCGGGTATGTTGCAACTAACGGAGCGATTACGGCTCGTATGTTCGGAATTGACGGATTAACTTCAACAGACTTTTAACATGGCTGCTACTTTAGGAAATACAACACTTTCAAGGACTAATGTAGTAATTACTACAAGTGCGGATAAAGTTGTTTCAAGTCCGGGAAATTACTTGCCGTTATCATTACTTGACGGTGATGACACTTACACTTTACCGGATGCAACTGAGAATGCAGGGAAAGTAATTACAATTGACAATGACACAGGGGCGACTGTAAAGGTTCAAGGGGATTCACAAACTATTAACGATGCAGCGGATTACGATTTAGTTGATAATAATTCAATCACTGTAAAAAGCAACGGAACAAATTGGCGTATAATTTATTCACATATAATTTAAAATGAAAAATATAATTAAATATATAGCTTTACCGAGTTTAGCAATCATAGTATTTCTTTTAGTCGCAGTTAATTACGGTCAAAGGTTAAGATTCGGCGATGCATATTTTGAGAATGATACTGCAAATAAAATATTAACGAATAAAAGTTTATATTTTGAAAGCGGTGATTCAATCTATTACAATAATGTAGTTGTTACAAGCGGAACGGGTGGCGGGGGGATTGCAGCGAGTGATAACATCACATTTACGGGCAGAGATTCAACTGTAGATTTATGGCGTTTCGGCGATTCTGTAAGATTTTACGATCACGTTTTATTTAAAGATACTTTAAAAGTAAGTAATGCAATTGCAATTATGGATTCTCTAAAGTTAGGAGTTGATATTTCTATGCTTAGAGATTCGGGAGGTATTAACTGGACATCAGGAGGTTTGTCACAAATTTATCAATTGCCGAGTCCTGCAAGTATATTAGCTTTCAAACAGAATGAATTTGATTTCTTTACAAAAAATGGAAATCAGATTTTATATTTAGATTCTTTAAACGGATTAACTTTAAATTACGGAGTATTTACCGGAAGCGGAACGGGAATAACAAACGTTAATGCAATCACTTTAAAAGGTCAGGACACGTCTAAGTTCGCAAGGACTGACACGCTTATAACCGAAGACATAAAAGGAAAATGGAACTTTTGGAATGTAGTAAGATGTATTGGAGTGGTAACGTTTGATGTCAGTCCTATTTTCAACAGTCTTGTTAATTTTGCAAATGGAATAACTACAACGACTATAACAGCAAGTTCAACTGCAACATTCAACGGGGATATGGTTAATACGGGTTGGAAAAATCAAGGTGCAATGCTTACACGGAATAAATATTACAGAGATACGGTGCTATATATGGTAACAACTGCGACTCCTCCTTATACAGGGTCAAATTACACTGTTGCTCACGGAATTACAAATTGGAAAAGTATAGTATCATGGGAATTTCTTTTACATGAAGATTCCTTAAATATGACTATAAGACCGAACCTATACCCTACTCCTACTTATGCTACGGCAGCTTTCCTTTATAATTACGCAACAGTTGATTCTACAGTTGCTAAAATTTATATACCAGCAGCAGCCGTATCTTTATATAATGACACTTGCACGGTGTTTATAAGATATACAGACTATAACAGATAATATTATGAAAACAGCAAACGTCACATTAGAGGTTACAACAACAAAAAAGAAAGCTACTTTAAATATTTACATTGAAAGAACTTCAGAGGAAATTTACAACATGGGAAATTCAAGTTTCCTTGTTAATCTTTCAAAGACAATTTTTTCAAATGGCAGAATGACATTTTCCGCAAAGAAATATTCAAACAAAGGTTATGAAGCAATGGAATTTGTAAAGTTTCCTTTCGGAGCTTTCGGAGTTCAGATTAGATGTAACACTTTAGGGCGTGAGATTACGGAAAAGAAAACTAAAATAGCAACGATTGTATATGACTATAACGGGAATCCGTCAAGTATAACGTGGCGGTTAATTGATTGCGGAGTTGTAACTCCCGGCTTTGAAACAGTTGATACGAGATTTTTATTAAATTTCAAATAATAAAACTATGAATGAATTTATTTTAGAAAATCCAAAGGCAATCGTTACAGCTTTTACAGGGATTGTTTTATTTGTAATTCAGAAATATGTCTTTGACTTATCCCCCGAAGTTGAGGGGTATGTTAATATAATTTTGCCGTCATTATTCTTAATGCTGTTAGGCAGATATACAAGGATAACGAAATCCGAAGCGGAATTATTAAATGAAATCAACAAAGAAGATTCAAGAGATCAGTTATAAAGTTCAGTCCCAAATACTGAACTATAAAAAATATTATAAAAAGGAGAAACTGAAATGTTAATCGATAATAAAACTCCGATAAAATGGGTCAAATTACAATGGAAGCGAACACAATTTTAAATGCTTTAATATTATTCTTAGTAGGTATCATTGGGTATTTTCTAAGACAATATGCAGTTGAAATAAAAGAAAGTAAAAAGTTAAGAGAGGAATTTGAAAAGCAAACTACAAAGGAAATCAGTGCAATCAAGTTCAATTATCTTGATAGGTTTGCCGATATAAAAGAATCAGCAAATTCAACTAAAGAGGAACTGATAAATCGGATAACTCAATCTGAAGCAAACCTTACAAAATTAATAACAGATACAGCACGGAGGGAATCACATCATGACAATTGATGAAAGAGTAATTGCATTAGAGGTTGAAATGGACTCAGTAAGTCCCGGTTGGAGAGATCCGATTATCATAGACCCGGACTTATCAAAGCCAATTGATGAGGGAATCGTAACAATATCTAATTCTTATGATTATTTTATTTATAATCCTGCAATATTAATAAATGGAATTTGGCATTTATACACAGTCAAAGACGGTGCAATATGGTTAGGTAAATCTGCAAACGGATTGAATGGCTTTGAATGGAACATTACAAATGCTCCGTATGGGTCAATTGTTTACAGGTCAGACTTGAATCAGTTTTACGGCTCATGGCATAAATGGAATGTGCAGGTTTACGGAAGATGTACTTCTTACTTTTCGGGAAGTGAAAACGGCAGAGCATGGAGTATGATGTCTGCTGATTGGACACAAACAAGCGGTGAAGATAGGAATATGATTTTCGATAATGGAATTTACAGGAATTATATCCGTGTCAATCCAAAGCCGCGAACTATCGGTTATTGTGAAAGTCCTAACGGTTACGCTTGGAATCCTATTATTGAAGTTTTAAGGCCGGATACTCAAGACCCTGCAAACATGGAATTTTATGAAATGTCTGTAATAAAAACTGAACGGGGATATTTTGGATTACTTACAACATATATAAATAATACGGGCATTGTGGATGTTCAGTTAGTTCATTCTACGGGGGGGCGTATGAATTGGAGACGGCTAAACAATCGAAATAATTTCATTCAGAGAAAGCCGGGTATAAAACAGTTATTCGGTAATTGGAGTTTAATAGGAGATACTGCTTATATTTATTCAATTGAGAATACTAACGATCACGAAAGCGGCGGGTTACATTTTAGCTCAAGGTATAAAATCTCTTTGACTGAACTATATAAATATCTTGATTGAGAAACTAATCATAAAAGAAATATCCAAAAACATAAATCTGTATGATAAGGATATAGCATTAATCCTTAAAAAGAAATATCCCAAATATTTCTCATCGTTCAGATTGGACACACTCCGAAGACGAATCGGATATACAAGAGAGGAGACTAATTTAAATAAACCTGTTTTATATGACCGTGAGCAATACTTGAAAGACATTACTGAACATCTCGAAAGATACAAAGAAGATTCAAGAATGGGAATTGCAAGGCGGTTAAATATGAAATATCCTGTATTAAGTTTAAATACAATCCGATTAAAACTATATGAAAAAACTCACTTCGCTTAATATTCCGGAAGGGATAATCGAGCTTCCTCAGAAGTTTTTTGAAATAAAAAATTCAAAGAACATATTAGTAATTTCAGATACTCATTTCCCGTTTCACGATAAAAGAGCAATTGAAACAGTCATTAATTATAAAGGTGATTTTGATACGGTGATTCTGTTAGGCGATCTAATGGATATTTATCAAGGTTCAAGATTTAGCAAAGACCCGTCAATATCAAAGCTGAAAGATGAAATAAATATCTGTAAAGAATTTCTGAAATATCTCAGAGAAAAGTTTTCTAGATCTCAGATATTCTATTACGAGGGGAATCATGAAATAAGAATAAGCAGGTATGTAATGGATCACGCTCCTATGTTATACGGGATTGAAACGATTGCTTTAAATTCATTGCTTGAATTGAATCAATTAGGAATTACTTTCATAGAAAATGGAACGGGGATGAAAGTATCTTCTTTGAACTTTTTGCATGGAAACGAAGCGGGGAGTAAAGGCGGGATAAACATTGCACGTAATATGCTGTTAAGAACAAATGATAATTGTTTATTTGGCAATTTCCACAAGACGCAGGAATCAAGCAGTAAAGCATTAGACGGGAAAGAATTTGCGAATTGGAGTATTGGCTGCTTATGTAATTTAAAACCCCGTTATATGCCGATCAATGCTTGGAATCATGGATTTGCTACGATAGAAGTTTCAGGAAAAGAATTTGAAGTGAACAATAAAAGGATTTTAAACACTTATAATGTCAGATAAAAAAGACTTGAAAGAACAAATTAAAATATTACTTGAGAAACGGGAATTGAGATTAATCAGTCTTGATAAATTCTTAGAATCGATAATTAAGTTAGTTAGGAATGACAGCGTATAGACAAGAGAAAAATTATAGTTGTGGCAGTTCTGCAATCAGAAATGTAATTCATTCCCTTAACGGAACCGTGCCTTGTGAAAAATATGTAAGGCGTATTTGTCAAACTACAATTCAAGGGACAACTGAAAAGGGAATCATACGGGGATTGACTAAGTTAGGATATTTGACAGAGGAATTTTACACTGAAAATGAAACGACTTTCAAGAATAGACTTAAGAAAAGATTAAGCGAGGGGTATAAAGCAATAGCAATTATACAGGGAAATTCTCATTGGATCGCTTTAACGGGGTATGAAAATAAACGGGTTGTATTTGTTGACAGTGATTTCCGCAAGGCTGAACAGAGATATACTCTGAATGAATTTGCTTTGATTAGTAAAAATATTGATAAGATTGATAAAAAGATTTGTTATTATTGTATATTTATAACTGAAATAATTAATTAAATATATTTTGATTAAGGTATTGACAATATCAAATATTATACATATTTTTGTATAGAAAGATTAATTAAACCTTAAACTAAAAAACACTATGAAAAACGAACAAAAAATTGAAGAAATCAGAAATTCAAAATCAGAGAATAAATCACAGGAATATTTAAATGCTTGTGATGAATTTGAAAAGAATGCATCAGAAATATTAAAGACTAAAGAATTAGGTTTTATCTGCAAAAAGTTCGCCGAAGAAGTAAGTCTGGCTTATAATCAAGCTAAATCAGAAAGTTGTGAATATGGTGTGTATGCTAAAGCTCATAGTGCAGCCTGTTACATGGATGAATTTGAGAAACATTCATCGAAATATTAATATGAAACACGGCGGAAAGCGTAAAGGGGCGGGGAGAAAGAAACTCCCCGTTTCTGTTAAAAGGGTTAAGGTTGCAATCACATTAACTCCGCTACATTACAAACTCACAAAGCCCGGCAGATCAGCAATAATTAAAACTGCCTTAGATAATTATTTTGCTAAGTAAATTGTATTTTTATTTCAGAAATAATTTCTTAAATTTCTATGTCTAAAAAGTGTAGGGGTTCGAATCCCTTATCTATGGGATAACCATAGATTAGCTCAACGGTAGAGCGGCGTAACTTATTCCGCGTGTAATAAGTAAAGCTATCAGATTTATTTTTGATAGCTTTTTTATTTGCATTATAAAAAGAATTTTCTTAAATTGACTGTTAATAAAAGCTATGCGGGGCTCAATGGTTGAAAGCGGGGCTCATAACCCTGTAAGTGTGGGTTCGAATCCCACCCCACGCTACCAAGTTAAATAAAAGTCTTAATATGCCGTCAAACGACATTACATTCTGTAATAATAAAAACTGCGAAATAAAAAAGGACTGTTTCAGATACAAAATTCCGAAGATGTCTGAATATGTTTCAGTTGCTCATTTCGTTCCGCACTATGATGAAAGCGGAGCTAAATGTGATATGTTCATAAAAAAGGAGTCTAAGCAATGAGTGAACTTGATAACAATTATTACAGACCCTCACAGGATCAACTTGAAAAGATTGTGCCGAAAGTAATAACGGGGGTTGAATCGCCAAAACAGGAAAGTGAAATCGAAAGTGAAAGGTTACAAGGCAGAGAATATATAATTGCTAATCAGACAGTAGAAATAAATAATCTTAATGCAAAGGTTAAAGAATTAGAAACTGAAATTTCACGTCTAAGAAATGAAATGATGAACTTAATACAAGCTGGTAAATAATTATGGAACATATCCTTGTCATATTAATTATAATAATAGTAAATATTCTTTTAGCGGCTTACTTTGTTATTTCGGAATGAAAATAAAAATATTCCATAAGGGTAATGAACAAGAAATTTGGTATATGGATAATGGCATGAATGTATACCTAAGTAGTCGGGATATGGAAGATAATATTCCCGAAAAGGATATTGTAATAGATATTGAAATGACAGAAGAAGAGTATGCAAATAGAAGAATTAGGGACAATAATTTAAGATTATCTATATCAGAATGAAAGACATAGCAGACTTTACAATATATCTTTGCGGAACAGTTACAATAGGACTCGTAATATTATTCATAATAGGATTCATAATGGAATATTTTAAATTCTTAAAACGAAAATAATGATTGAAATACTTTTAATAATTCTAATAGCAATACAACTAATATCTTTTTATAAACTAAATAAATTAATAATGGGAGCAGAAGCAA